TGACCGCCAGCAAACTGCGACGGGTCAGGCGGCGTCAATCCTTGCGGTTCTTGAGCAGTTTGCGGCATGTATTTCCGCATCATGGATTCTTGCTGCTCTAATATCTTTTCTAGCCGATCTGCTTGGCGTCGAGCCTCGTGTTTATCGCGCGTCAGTTCATCTATGCGCCTTTTGTACCACGGGTCTTTTTTTGAATCGTCAGAGTCCGCTGAAGCTTCTTCGTTAGCCTGGTCTTGCTCAAGTGATTCCGATTCAATTTCTGACGGATCACTTGCCGCATCCTCTACGGTTTCCGTTGTTAGATTATCGTCTACTGTCTCAAAGACTTCATTTGCTTCACTCATTGCGTTATCCCCTGTGTTGTAAATTTATTCAGACTCGCCCGGCTTTGATTCGCCGGTCAATGCTTCTGTATCTGCTTCGCGTGTCATGCTGCCAGCGCCTTTAGCTGGTGACGGTGCGTTGTTTTGTGGTTGTGGCTTTTGTACTGGCTGTTCTAATTGCGCTTCCAGTCGCTCAAATTCAGGTTGTTGCTCAAGCGATTGTTGAGTGCCAATACCCATCATTAACATGATGTTTTCACGTACAGCCGCTTGCAATTGGCTGTCCGTCATCATTATCTTGCCTTCAACTTCCATTCGTTTTGTTTCAGAGTCAAACCACTCGCGTTCCTTTTCTTGCAACAATATTGCGCGCTGATCGCGTAGTTGCTGCATTTCTGCGCTCATCTGTTCCATCTGATCGGCCATTTGCTCAATCATTTGTTGAGCCTGCATAACCTGCGGGTCTACCTTGTCTCCGCCTGCAATCTGCTGTAATTGCGGAGGCAATAACATCTGAAGCCGTTTTGATATTTCCTCTGCCCCAGGCCAATCCATGTTTTTCATCATCAAATCGCCAATAGACTGGAACAGGGCGGGATTTGCTTGAGTCAACGCAAGCATCATATTAGCCGCTTCATCGCGCTTTGTGGCGTAACTTGGGCCGCTATCGCAAACCACGTCATACTGCCCGATAGTTGGGTTATAAATAGAATCTATCGCCGGATTATCGGTATTGACTGAGGCTTGCGGAAGGTTCGGATCAAGGTTGACAGTGCGCGGCGTCCCATCTTCACCAAGTATGCGAGCAACGCGGGGCCGATCGTACACTTTTGGAATCATATCAACGATGATTCGACCGCAATGCCGAATTGATCTGTTCAAATTGTCTTGATAATGGAAGTTGCCGGTTTCAGACTGCTTCTGACGCAATAGCAATGCGCGGCCTGACGTTTCGTTAGACTGAGCGCCAAGAGATGGTTGATAGATGCCCATGCTTTGCATGATGTCATTTTCAGCCAATCGGATCGCGTCCATGATTGCGCTTGATGCTTGCGGCGGCATAGCACGTTGCGGAGCGCCTACCGGAGTTCCAGCAATGCTAACGGGATCGTATTCCAGATAAGCTACGCTTTCTTTGTTAGCGCGTCCCCAATTAGGATCAGTTTCAAACTGACCAGCAACGCCGATGAACGGCGCTTTAGGAGCGAGCGCTACGTTTTCCGCGTTGGCTGAAAGGTAATAATTGTATAAACGTTGCGCATCTTTCGCGTTCCGAATTAAGCCGGATAGATAGCGTTTACCCTGCACCCATATCTCATGACCAATGACTGGCACAACTGGGATATATTTAGTTGGTAATTCAGTGCGTTCAAGCACTTTGTCGCCAGTGACCTTACACCATGTGCAACGTTTAGGCTGTATCGTGCGAGAGCGCCCTGTTTCCTCGTCATATATTTCTTGAGCCTCGCCGTACTCAATGTAATAGTATTCAGCGATGCGAACTGAATCCTTGGTATACCAGCCTTGCATGTCCCCGTTTCCAGCGGCCTCAAATGAAGTTTCATCCACATCGGGATACATGCGTCTAAATTCTTCCTTGCTGATTTCCTCGGCGATGATGCACCATTCAGCGTCTGAACCGTCAGGCTGTTTGCTGTGCGGGTCAAAGTAAACTTTCATCGGGTCAGGGATGCGGTCTATAAATATATCCTGATCGAATGAGGTATCGTCCACATAATCATTTCGCACTCTGAAATAACCTAAACCAGCATCAACCTGCCATTCGACAGCGGTATCGTAAGCAATCGATGCGTTAGAGTTGTCTTGAATGTGATGAACCAGTCCCATCAAAACCTCGGCGGTTTCTTGATCTGCGCCATCGTTGACCGGCCTAATTCTAATGCTTGGCGTATTTTGCCGAATTTCGTTGACGACTCTATCCCTGAATTGCAAAAGCCGATTGACAACCAGCATGGGCCGCTCTTTGCCTGGCCTATTCCTGTCGTACTTAGCCGCTTCGCTCCATTGATCGCCGAGCCTGGCAAACCTAATGTCATCCAGCATTTCTTGTCTGACAGTCGCGCTAAACTCAACCGCATCACTGAACCGTTGGCGTATTTCTCTTAACGTTTCTTGGTCAGTGTCGTCCACATCGGTATCAGCGCCAACGCCGAGTGAGTTGTAAATGCTGTCAGTGTCGAGGTTTGCCATTTTTTGTGCCGTTTGCAAAATTATGATATTTCAATTCAGCTTTACGTCTTGCGTTAGCTGCTTCATCAATTGTATCAAATAACCCAAGATAGATAGTTTTCTTTTGTTTGCCAATTTGAGCCTGCCATTTTTTCTGGTTTTTGTTCCACACAACACCAACAATTCCAGATGTATTTGACAAAGTTATGCCGATATTTTCATGATTTTGAGAAGTGTTACAATCCCTAAGATTTTCAATTCGATTGTCAGTTTTATTTCTGTTTGCATGGTCTATTTGATTGTCTGGGAATGAACCATTGCAAATTAACCATATGATTCTGTGCTCTAAATACAGATGCCCAAACAAACCAATTTCTCGATATCCAGTTGCGGCAATTCTACCGGCCCTAGTTCCTTTTCTCAATCTGCCACCAACATTTGTAAGCCATGTTAAGTGTCCATTAGTTTCATTGTAAGATAACAATGCAAGAACTTGTTCTTTTGTGATATCATTTTTTTGCATCTTGGCTACTCCTAATAGCTAATGATGAAGTGGGACACAGTTAGAGCTGTGTCCTGCAATTATATCATGCGCTCATCCAACTGCCACCTCGTGACGTGTCGTCATGCCGTTTTCGTTTGAGATTGTCGTTTCTCATTTGATCGGTTGATAAACACATATAACGGAAAGCGTCCGCGCCATGGCTTGCTTCATCATGAAGTGGTCCTTGTGGTTGCCCAGTTGTAGAGTTGATTGCTCGCCTGTACCGTTTCAAACATTCTAACAAACGTTCTGTTTTTTCTTTATCAAACCAGCAACGCGAAAATGTGAGTCGTGCCACTCTAATTCCGCCCTCAACCTCACCCATCGGCACGACGCTAACATTCCAGCCGAGTTGCGTCATCAATTCTGCTGCTGACTTTCCGGTCTTAAAGTCTCGCGCCACAGCATCATGCGGCATAAACACTGTCCCCCAATTGTATGAACGTTGTTTCAGTTGATCTGAATAATAATCTAAAGTTTTGTATGATTCTTCGATGTAATCAATAATTCTTAGTTCAGAACCTGACCTTTGAACCATGATAATAGCCATCTTATCAGCCCATCCTAAATCCATTACAACGTGCGTTTTCAAAATTGGATCGTGAGATATTTTGGCTATTCTATGTTCATCAACTACCTGCTGAAACTCATCAGCGTAGATTGCGCCGTCCACGACTGTTTTGGGTTTTCCTTCCCAGATGTTGTTGTAGCTTTTAGGATCAGACTTTAAGCAATGTTGGCGCTCTTTTTCTAGTACCAATGGAAACCATGGATTATCCACCCAGTTGATGTTAACGAGAAACGTGTCAGGCGGCGGATTCAGTATAAAACGAACATAGGTTTCGTCTGTGTCTAAGTCTGGATTCATTGTGATCCAGATTTCACTATTGTTTGCGCGAATGGTGGGAATCAATATCTCCCAAGACTTTTTGCTGACCGTTTGCGCTTCTTCAATCCAGCAGCGGTCTATGTTCGCCATCGACTTGATGGACTCAACCGTATGACTCGCCAAGCCGCTAAACGTAAACACGCTGCCGTTGATTCCTCTAATTTCTGATTCCGTGACAGTGTAAAAGTAGCCAAGGTTTAGCGTTTGAATCTGATCGACTAGCAGCGTGTGAACCGATTGTTTAAGTGACTTTTGCACCTCACGTGCGCATAGCACGCGCAACGGTTTCTGTGCTGCTTCAATCAAAAGCGCCGAGGCCGCTGCGTAAGATTTGCCAGAGCCGCGCCCACCGTACAGCACTTTATAGCGGGCGGGATTAAACAAGCCCTTTAGTTTTGGCGGAAATTTAGCGACTGTCTGACTCATCAAAACTCACTTTGATTGAATGCTCAACCGGCCCACCGTCCGCGCCGGTTAGCGTCTGTTCAGTTCGCGCCAGCTTAGGAACGTGGTATTCAACGACTGACTGGAACAACTGAAACGCTTTTTCAGGATTCTCTTGCGCTACCTGATCCAACCAACCTTCAAGCCTGTGAGCGTTGTTGTCAACAAACAGCGCAATTGCTTCTCGCGCTGCAATAGTTGCCTTATTTGGAGCGCCTTTTGGCCTGCCTTGTCCTGATGTTGAGCTTTTAGCCATACACCATATCCATAATTATTTTGCGGTTATTTCAAATCATCAATTTCAAGCCACTGATCGCATGAATCCGTTGGCTCAACTATTGATTGCGTAGTTGCGCCAGGATCAAGAGTGCAAATACCAGCATTACCAATACATCGAATGACATCATAAAACTCACAAGTTGCACATATTTTTTCAGCCATGCCCAGATTCCATGACTTCTATCAGTTTCTCAAGATAGTGTTGCGCTTTTTTTATATCTTCAAGCGCATCGCCTTTCTTGCCAGCGCGAGCAAGGTACTTGATTGCGTTGCCGCGCAGAAAGCCAGCGAACTGTTCGGGCGTAAACCATGACTCCATTGCTGTCCATGGTTGGATTTCCATTTTGTTGTAATGCAATCCGCCCACCTGGTTTGCATCTGCCTTCATCATTTGTCCAACCTCGCGTGAGCGTTAAAGTCGCTGTAAGCTTCTGGGTAGCGTTTTTTCAGCTTTTCGATGTTATCCCTTGCTATGATCTCTAACGGCTCTCCTAAGACCTCACACGCATAAGCAACATACCACAAAATATCCCCGAGTTCTTCAATCATGTGCTGGCGGTTCGGAGCGCCCTCATACACTGCCACGCGCTTGACTGCGTCAGCGAACTCTCCGGCCTCACCGGTTAAGCCAAGCGCGGCATGGATCAAGCCATCTCTGAATCCAAGATTCTTAGCCGTCCTAGTAGCCATGAATTGATAATCGCGCAATTCAGTCATAAGCATTCCCCTTTTTTATCTTTCCAGTATTGTTTCATAAATTTACTACACTTGACCTTCTGCTGACAGCCGCATGAGGTTGAGCGGCCTGACGTAAGATTGTGCAAGTAAGACGTGCGGATCGTGCCGCACTCACACTGAGCCGACACGCATCGTGTGTTGTGCTTAGATTCAACGTCATGAAGTATTCGCCAACTACCGAATACTTTACCTGTTACTTCTCGCCTGATACCCATTTCACCCCACCATGTCATGCTTGTCGTCGCCGCTTAACTTAGGTAAACCACACCAATGAGTGAAACCACCTTCCTCATAATACTGCCCTATTAACGCAGTTCCGTATTTCATCCTGAGTAGTATTTTTGTTCCAGCCGGTGGTGGTACGTCTCTAACGTTTTTCCAAACGGGCTGATATTCCG